AATAGCATTAAAAGCCATGATTAAGAAATCTTTTGAACTTACTAAAGAAAATTTTAAACGCACTGGTATTGATTTAAGAACAGGAAAAGTAATAACCAATGATCAATATAAATTAATTGGATACTTACAATATAGAAATTTGTCAGGTAATGAAAGAGAATTTATTGCAAGAAGATATGCAGAAGATCAAGAGCTTAACCCAGAAGGTAAATCTTTATCCGAAACAAAACAATATGCAGATGCTGTTAAGAAGTATAGAGGAATATCAAAAGCCCCTAGATTAATGCCTATGCAACAAAACTAAATAGACATATAATAAACATACAGCCCTGCAAATATTGTAGGGTTTATAGCAGCAATATAAAATGCCATACACCAAAGTATAAATTTAATCATTAGAAGTGTTTATTTAAAACGTCTAATCTATCTTCATATGTAGCAATACTATCTAACTCCTTTTCTATAGTTTCCATAACATCAGGATGCTCTGCAACACCCTGTGCATTTTCCATTAATACAATTACATTTATTTTATGTTTAGCTATTTGTCCTTTAGCATGAAAAATTAAAGCTGTTCTTATTTTATCTTTTAAATTAGGCTGCAATTTTTTGTTCCTTCTCCTTAGTATCTTTCCATCCCCAATCCCCTGTCATTCCAGAGGCATTATAATCAGTCACAACACCCTCGAAAAAGTTTTTAAGGGTATCACCACCTACTATCCAATCTAACCATTCAAGAGGGTTTTCTTTAACTTTAAAGTTACCTTTTAAACCCAACTGAATTAGTCTTCTATCTGCTATGTATCTAATATAATGCTTGACTTGTTCAGCACTAAGCCCTTTAACTGCCCCCATCTCAAAGGCTGTATCTACTACAGCATCTTCTAATTTTACCCCATCCCTAAACATTTGATATATATCTTTCTTAAAATCATCTGTAACTATTCTAGGATGCTCCTTACAAAACTCTCTAAATAATTTAACCATACCCTCACAATGCATGGTTTCATCTCTAACAGACCACTCTACTATCTCACACATACCTTTCATCTTGCCATATCTTTGATAGTTAAGAAGCATAGCAAAAGCTGAGAACAAAGACATACCCTCATTCATAACTGACCTAGCTATAGCCTTACCTAATCCTGATATAGAATGCACATCTATATCGGACATAAAATCTATCTTGTCTTTCATCTGTTTATAATTTAAAAAAGCTGAATACTCTTCTTCAGGTAAACCTAAAGTATCATTTAGTAGTGCATAACTTCTTTGATGTACAAACTCTCTGTTAGTAAAGCTAGTCAGCATGGCTCTAATCTCATTGTTTTTGAATTTCTGTATATAGTATTCAAGATAATTCGTACCCACAGCTACGTCACTTTGCGTAAACAATCTAAGTATTTGAGTGATATGATTTTTCTCTGCTTCGGTTAACTTACCTGACTGCCATTGTGACACATCATCTTGCAGTTTGGCTTCCCATTCACCCCAATGGGCTTTCTCAGACTGCACGGCAAACTCTACAGCCCAAGGATATTTAAAAGGTTTATACACAATTGAGGGATTTGTAAGACTCATACGTTACTCCTTGGAAAAATAAAGGCTCGAATGAGCCTGTTGATGTTACTAGTTTTATACAAAATTAAGACTAAAGCAATAAGTATATTTATGTATTTGTATAAATCTCCTCATCTTTTGTAATGTTATTTATGGTTATTTTTTTACTAGATTCTGTCATGTCTTTATAATTAAATGTATCACCTAAATTAATTTCATTTAAAATAATTACAATAGATTGCTTTAATTTATATAATTTTTTAGTTCGATTAGAACCCACATATTGTTTTTCTACCTCATCTAATAATTCTTTTAGTGCTTCTTTAATAAAAAAATTTCTTAAATCCTCATCAATTTCTATTTTCATTTTCTTCCTTTGTTTCTATAAAAGGGTATAAAGGGCTATTATCTTTTTCTAATTCTTCTATATTAATTTTCTTTCTACTTTTTATCCAACACTTTGGTATATGCATTCTTGAATTAGTATCATCACCTGCATAAGTAGATGCAACACAAACTGCTTTTTTATCTTCAGCTACAATGAAACCAACAGTAACTACATTAGCTAATTCTGCTGTCCTATCATCACTCCAACCATCATCGGACTGTGCATCCATCCATCTAATAACCTCTATGTAATCAGTATTAATTTTTTTATTATCTTTTTTACTCACTAGGTATCTCCAATGGTATTAAATTTTTAGCAGGTACTTGATAAAACTTTTCACCTTTATATACATACTTATTAGGCACTTCAACAATAGGAGTCTTAGCCAACGTTTCACCTTCGATAAGGTATCCATAAGTTTGATCGGAATTAAAAACGAAAAAACAGATCGGCAAACTGTATTTAGATTTGTCCAAAAACTTACCTTTCCGTTGGGGTATTTGGAGTTTTTCATATTGAAACTTTCTTCCTTTCCAGGGTCTTTTAATTTCTACTTCACAATAAAATTTATTAGTGTTCCCATCTACTCCTAAAGATTTAGAAGTTACTATTAAGTCTGGCCCATATCTATCTTTATTATCTTCAACATAATAATCTTTAGAAGTCCAATATCTTTTACCTGCATCCCTTGCAAGTTTATCAAATTTTAAAAATAATTCTCTGTCGAATTTTTTAAACATAAAACTATCCTTGGCAAGATATACATTCGTCAGCATCTTTTAAAGCATCTCTAACAATTTGAGTACCTACTTTATCAGCCTGATTAGTTGCACTTGTTCTTAGATAATACAAACCTTTTAAACCTGATCTCCAAGCTCTAAGATGCACACTATTTACATATCCTTTATCACTACCTGATGGGAAAAATAAATTAACTGATTGACCTTGACATATAAAAGTTTGTCTATCTGCTGCATGTTCAATTACCCATTCTTGATTTAATTCAAATGCAGTTTTAAAAACAGACTTTTCATAATCAGTTAAAAAAACACAATGCTGAACCGATCCCTCGTTGCTAATAATAGATTTCCAAACTTCATCTGTGTTCTTTTGATACTTCAATAAAACTTTTTCTAAGTATCTATTCTTAATTAAATGTGAACCCACTCTTGTTCTATGTACATACGCATTAGATTTTATCGGTTCTATGCTAGGAGTGCAACCACAAATAATAGAGCTATTAGCATTAGGTGCTACAGCTAGTAAGTGAGCATTACGTTTTCCTGATCCAATCATGTCAGGTGCTTCACCTCTTTGTTCAGCTAATAATCTAGTTTCTTCGAGGGCTTGCATTTTAATATTTCTAAACATACGTTTGTTTATACCTTTTGTAGATACTCCCTCAAAAGAAATATTATTTTTTTGTAAGTAGCCATGAAACCCCATTGCCCCAAGTCCTAATGATCGTTCAGCAATGGCACTTCTTTTAGCCTTAACTAAATCATCAGGGGCATTGTCTATAAACTTTTGTAAAACATTATCCAAAAAACGAATCAAATCTTTTACCATGTTAGTGTCTTTCCAATCATCATAAAACTCTAAATTGACACTAGACAAACAACATACAGCAGTACGTTTTTCATTGGTAGCTAAATGTATTTCATTGCAAAGATTACTGCCATGAATTTTAAGACCTAATTTTTTTTGCTCTTCAGGCAAATGTTTATTAGCTGTGTCTATAAAATTTATGTAGGGAGAACCTGTTCTAAATCGTGCCTCAAGTATACGTTGCCACAACTCTCTAGCTGACATGGTATCTCTAACAGCTTTTGTATCAGGGTCTTTAAACTCCCACACTTCATTGTTTTCTACAGCTTTAATAAAATCATCTGTTACGTTTACTGCATTAAACAGATTAAAGCATTTACGATTAGAATCACCCCCAGTAGGCAGCTTAAAATTAATAAACTCGCACACACTGGGATGACTAACATCCATATATGCTGCATAAGAACCTTTCCTAGTTTTACCTTGTTTATAGGCAGTCATCTGACTGTCAACAACTTTAAGGAATGGGATAGGCCCAGGAGATTTATCACCGACTGCCCTCACATCAGACCAATGACCACCTACCCCACCACCTTTTACAGACAACCATGCTACTTCAGAATTGTGAGAGATTAAATCTTTTAATGTATCTCCTACATAAGTTAAAAAGCAACTAATAGGTAAAGATTTCCATTTACCATTAGGAACAGGGGCATTACTAAGTACAGGACTAGCAAACATAAACCACCTGTTAGATGCATAGTTATATATTCTCTGTGCAAAATCTAAATCACCTTCACAATAAGCTAATGAAGCTCTAGCAAAAGATTCTTGAGGAGATGTTTCTCCTGGAATCATATAATAGTCTTGCAACAGTTGTAATCCCTGATCTGTTAAATCTTTATCTTTATTTAAGTCTATAGTTATACCATTATAATTCACAACCAATTATCTCCTTTTGTTTTTTTTAGTAAATCAATCATCTTATTTAAATACCATAGACATTTTTCAGCATTTTCTAGAGGACTTCCTTTATGCCACATCCTTAACAAGTATTTAATACAATTTCCTTGACAGTAAGATATTGATTCGTAGTTACCAAGAGTGTCAACGATTACATCTATAGTTTCATATTTACCCTTGTTGTAATGAGGGGGATGATTAACTAAATCTACTTCTTTTTCTTGTTCTCTTAGTTTCATGCATTGCCTTTGGTCTTAGTCCAAGAAGATAAATGTACAACATTATTACCATTGATAGGTTCGTATTCTTCAAACCCTTCTTCTCTTGCTATGTCATCCATTTTTTCTGAAACTCTAGCAGCAAAATCTGTGTCTGTATTTAAAAGATGAAAACATGTAATCAAAGCATATACAACATCTCTTAACTGATCTGCTTCATCTTCATTCAATTTACTTGATGGCATGAATACAGCACTAACATCGACTGTGCTATCCCAATTATTTTTCTTAGTAAACTTAGGTCTAAATACTAAAGCTACATCATCATTTGTTAAATTTTTATCCCTTTTGCTCATTACATTTTTCTCCTGTGTACT